GTGGCAGAAGAATTATGAGCAAAAGCACCAACTATCGTGCTGCCATCGCCTGTCGTAGTGTTAATGCTATAAGAACCAGTTTCATAGCCAAAAAACGTGTTATAAGCTCCGGTGCTTACAAAGTCTCCAGCAAATGCCCCCACCAGTGTGTTACTGGAACCTGTCGAATCATTCCCTGCGTCATAACCAATAATTACGCCATAGTTCGAAGTAGTCGCTACCTCCAGCGCGTTATAACCTATAGCAACGTGTCGATAAGCACCTGTTATATTTTGACCTGCATCGACACCTATAACGACGTTTTCATACGCACTCGTCATATCGTAGCCAGCAACGTAACCTAGTGCTGTGTTGCTATAGCCAGTGGTTAAAGAATATAAAGCAGCAGATCCGACACCAGTGTTGTTATTTCCTGAGTTGGTTGCACCAGCAGCAGTCGCGTTGCCTAGAAAAGTACAGTGAGTACCTGTCGTAAGCCCACTACCGGCGTTATGTCCAATAGCCGCATTGTTACTGCTAGTAGTTAAACCTCCTAAAGCATTATATCCAATTGAGGTGTTAGAGCCGCCAGTAGTCAGCGAAGTAAGAGCACTCCTACCAACCGCAGTGTTAGCGTCAGTGTTGGAAGCATCAAGTGCTGCTTTTCCAATAGCAACATTGTCAGAAGCTGTTGTGTTAACATACAAAGCACCTTCGCCAATCGCCGTGTTGTCATCTCCTGTCGTAGTTCCTGACGCTGCTAAACGCCCCATCGCAGTGTTGTTTGCCCCAGTGGTGTTGTTCGTTAAAGCATTATGTCCAGCTGCCGTGTTATAAGATGCCGTATTGTTTTCTAAAGCACTTGAACCTATAGCAACATTTTGCGTTGCTGTTGTTACATCATCTAAGGCTCTTCTGCCCACGCCGACGTTGTAATCTCCAGTCGTGACCGAATCTACCGCTTTATATCCAACGGCTGTGTTGTAACTTGCGGTGGTTATCGCTGCTCCTGCGTCAGCACCAAGAAGGGTATTGTTTATACCTGAAGTGACTGCTGAACCTGCGTTATACCCTAATGCTGTGTTATATACAGCCGTTGCGGTGGCAGAATTTTGAGCATCAAGTGCGTAGCAACCAACAGCGGTGTTATAGCCCCCCATTGTTTCTGAAGCTAATGCGTTAAACCCAACTGCAACATTAAAATCAGTGTCAGTCATGTTGGCTCCAGCTAAACCACCAACAAACGTATTATAATAACCAGTAGTAATGTCTAATCCGGCAGAATGCCCCACCGCTACATTGTAAGAATCTGAACCAGTTGCAAAATTTTGAGTCGTTAAAGCCGCATATCCAACGGCTACATTCTTGGCTCCTAGTGTGTCAGCATCTAATGAATTTTTTCCAATTGCAACATTTTGGCTTCCGGTAGTGTTGGCGTTAAGTGCATAATCTCCAACCGCTACATTGCCGCTTGCCGTTGTGTTTGAGCCTAACGCTGCAAATCCAACCGCTACATTTTGTGCCCCAGTAGTAGTTGCCGCTAAAGCTGTTCCAAAAGCTATATTGTAGTTTCCAGTAGTAGCGGCAGTTAAAGCGTCTTTTCCAACAGCCGTGTTGTCTGTTCCAGTGGTCAGTGCGTCTAACGCATTTGCTCCAACCGCAACATTGCGTGTGCCTGTGCTTATTGAATTTCCAGCGTCTTTACCCACCGCCGTATTATTTGCGGCTGAGTTAGATGCGCCACCCAAAGCTCCTGAACCAACTGCCGTATTGCTTGCGCCTGTACCAGCGTCAAAAGCATAAGCTCCAATTGCTGTATTATCACTAACCGTTGTAGCGGCTGATCCAGCATTAGATCCAACAAAAGTGTTCAGACCTCCTGTAGTCAATGCGTCCCCTGAAGCAGACCCGATTGCTACATTATTGTCTGCCGTAGTTGTTGCACCACCCGCATTGTCGCCAACAAACGTATTGTCAGACCCACTAGTCAACGCATCACCCGCAGAGTCACCTATCGCTACGTTATCTGTACCTGTGGTCAGCCCTGTGCCAAACGCACCTGAACCAAGCCCTACGTTGCCTGTGCCGCCTAATACGTCGAGTACATCAGTAACAGC